GTCTCTGACACCTCCCAAGTCAAAGACCATTCCTTAGGGTTCATGTGGCCGGGGATGCCATACAGCAAACGCTGTTCGTAACCATCGCCAAACTGAATTTTTTTTACCTTCGGCTGGCTGCTCTTTTGTGCGCCGTAGGTAGGCGTAATCGAAGGGAAAGTAGCCATTATGCGAGCAATCCTCCGGGTCGTTTCTGGCGTACCAGTTCCTGCCGAACTGCCATGCCAATTGCTTCGCCCAGCTTATTCGCATTGGGCTCATTGCCCTCAGCTTGAGTGCCTTTGGCGTCTACGTTGACCACCACCATTGCACCGCCGCCACCACCGCCACCGCGAGGAACAAACAGCTCAGGGCCTTTTTCTCCAACCATGTAGTTGGAGCCCGGCGAAACGGGACCACCGTTTGCACGCGGAGTGGCATGGCCAAACCGTGCGCCAAAACTTTCCATTACGCCCTGCCGGTTGCCACCGAAGTTTCCAATGCCAAACATTGCCGCCATAAAGAGCGGATGGAATGGCATAAACTTGCCGCCCAAATCAACCATCCTGGGCAGCTTGTGATTAGGAGTGATTTTGCCCCCAATGCCCGGCCTGAAATACTCTGGCCCGTTCTCTCCAACGATGTAGCCACGTCCGCCGCTAACCCGACCACCGCGAGCTTTGAAGCCGCCAAAGGTAGCGCCAGAGATTGAACCACCAATGCCAGCACCAACACCGCCGCCGCCGTAGCTGGCACCGCCTAAAGAACCGCCAATGCCAAGGCCGGAAACCTTGCCGCCTAATGCGCCAGCACCGCTAAGCCCTGGGGCTGTCATGTTGCTAGCGCCAAAGGCAGCACCAACACCGGGGAACAGGCTAGAAATAATCTTGAATGCCATCATCCGAATGGCGGCCTTGATAATGTCGGTCGCCATATTTAGGAAGCTTTGCGATATTGACTGGAAGAAATTCGCCAGCGCTTGCTTGGCACTCATCGTGCCATTGATCATGCCAGCAATGGACGTTGAGAATGCATCGGCAATACCGCCAGAGATATTTTTAATCGCCAGCATCGGGCTTTGAAGCTCTTTGAATTTCTTTTTCAGTTCCTCTAAGTGCTGGGTGCGCTCACCACCCTTTTCAAAGATCCCGCCAAACTCACCACCGAACTGGCCAGGAGTTACAGCAGCACCGGCAAAGGCGTCCGCAATCTCTTGCCGCAGGGCTTTGATCTTCTCTGAATAATCAAACTCAGTCTGCAGTAATGCATTCATGCGTTCACGCGACTTCATCTCGCGCTGCATGATCTGTTCACGCTCTAGCAGTTTTTCGATATAGGCAACCTCTTGAGCATTGCCCTTGACCTTGGCTTCACGCAATAGGTTCTCTAGTTCAAGCTGCTTCTGCGAAATATCCTTTTTCTTGCTCGCCTTGGTTAGATCCTTGGTCGCGTTTTGCTGCCGCTGATATTCGGCCTCATCACGCTCTGCCGCAATGTTCAATTCATCGCGCAGCTTGAGGATGCGAGCATTGGTAGCGTCAAGCGCTTTCTTGGCTGCTATCTCGGCAAAGCCGCCACCCGTCTTGCCGGATTCAGACAATGCAAGACTTGCAACCTTTTGCTGCTGCAAAGCCTGAGTTGCAATCTCTGCAGCCAATGCTGTTTGCAGCAGCTCAGTGGTCTGGCCTTTTAATGCTTGCTCAAACAGCTGTGTATTTTTCTTGGCTTGCTCTGTCTCGTCGTAATAGGTTTTTACCGCCAGCGCCACCAACGCAAATGGCAATGCCACCAAGGCACCCTTGGCCAAAACGCTGGCAGCAGCAAACGCTTTTTGTGCTCCGGCTGCAAAGTAGATGGAAGCGCCAAAGAACCGATACAGCGCAATTTGCTGCCTAAGGAACTCAACCATCTGCAACGCCAGCACTGATTTCATCGCCTTTTGCAAAGCGATGTAAGCGGCAGTTGCAACGCCGATTTGTGCGGCCATCTGGCCCGCTTCTTTGGGAATCTTCGAGAACAGATCGAATAGATCTGTCATCACGTTGAGAACCTTGGTTACCGCAGGCTCAACACCCTTGGCCAGCTGCTCTTGGAAGTCACGGAAGCTCTCGCCCAAGCTGTCAACAGCGCCCGCATAACCAGCACTGCCAGCAGCCTTGGCCGCGTCGCCGTACTGCTTCTCAATCTCCTTAAGGATGAAGTCCTGGGCCTCAGCAGCCTTGCCGGCCTCAACCAGCTTTTTAATGACCTCTTTTTGTGCGTCAGTAAATTGCGTGCCAGCCCGTGAAAGCGCCGTAAGGCCCTTGACGGGATCCTGCAACGCCTTGGCCAACTGCAGCAGAGAGCTGTTTACGTCTTGCTTGGTGACCTGCGCAACGTCTGCAGCAGCCTCAGCAACGCGCTGGTAACTGCTAACTGCAATGGTCTGGAAGCTAGTAAGAAGCGCAAAGCCTCGGGTGAAATCTTCCTGATTAAATAACGTCGCCTTACCCAGCCGATCTGCCACCTTCTGCAGGCGCTCTAATTCGCCAGCAGCAGCACCAACTTTGCGCAGGCCATTCTCTAATGCAGCAGCATCAGCCTGACGCTCGCCAAGAGTTTTCAGGCTGCGGCCAAGCAGGTTGACCGCGCCAGTAATAGCAACAACCGGACCAACAACGGAACGGAACGCAATGCCAAAGCGTTGAACGTTGGCAGTAGCGCTGGCCGTTGCCTTGCTAGTCCGGTTGACCTGGGTTTCTAGCTTTCTGGTTTCCTGCTGAGCTTTTCTGAGGCCGGTTACAGCTTGCCGCGTATCTACGTTTAGCCTTACCTGAGCCTCAGCCACGGTGCTACCTCTCGTGGCTCAAGTCTACCGACGGGATGACTTGGCCCGATCTGATTGCTCTTTTTCCATTTCGGCTTTTACCTCATAGTAGGCAGCAAAGTGCATGAACTCCGCATCGGTTAATTCGGTGCGGAGCCTGCTTACAGTCATGCCTAAATCGCAGGCCAGGTGAAACTCAAAGAAGAGCCACCCATCCTGCTTTAGTCGTTTTTTGCTTCCTGCAGGTTGGCGTCATCGCCAAGGCCAAACAGGAACAGCTCAAGTTCGTTCAGCACCGATTCAGGCAGTTGGCGCTTGAGCTTTGGCGCGTCGCCAGGTTCAAACGCCTTGCTGCCATCCTCTAGCTCTGCCATTTGGCACAGCATCTGGGTGCTGATTTCTAGTGCCTCTTCGCTGTTGGCAAGCGTCGTGGCCCGTTGCCGATCGGATCGCGTAATTGGCTTGAAATACAAGTCAAGTACAGGCTGTCCATCAGCACCCTTAACGACGAATTTGCGCCGTTGGTTCAGATCAAAAGAGCTGATCAGGAGATCAACTGCACGGGTTTTGGCAGGCATTAACAATCAAGGCCCATAAGCAGGCCAAGACTATCACCACCTGCCAAAAGAAGCAGCCTCAGATTGCCTCAGTAATAGCACCGTTGACGGTGAAATTACAGGTGATCACTTCCAGCTCGCCAACAGTGGCGCTGTACTCAGCAGAGGTGATGATCCCTGCAAAGCTCAGCTTCTTAGTGCCGGAGGTGTCCAGGAACAGCTCAAAGGTTGCATCGCCGCCATCTTCGGTGGTGAAGATGTCGCTAATAAAATCGTTGGTTTCGTCAGAGCTGGAAGCGGTGTAGAGCACTTCAACGGTGCCTTCACCAGAGATCAGCCCGCCGACATAGGCACGGCTGGTGTCGCCATGGTCGGTGACTTCCAGCAGTTCCTTATTTACGGTCAGGCTCCAGCTGCGGGTCGAAGTGATGGCAGCGTTAGTGCCCCCATCCTTTTCAAAGCTGACGGAGCCTTCCTCGCCACGAAAAAAGGCCATGGTTGAACCAAGGTAGGTTTACGGTAATTTTAGCGATCAGTATTAGAGGCTCTCAAATGCCTCAAACGTCACGCGCATTTGGGTTTGAAAGAAACCCTCAGGGATCGGAGTAGCCACAACCTCAGGGCCGTTCACTGCATCAAAGATGATGCCGGAAACAACCTGGCGGTTGAACAGGTTACGCGCACGCTTGGTGATCGTGTAGTTAGCGCCTGGGCCGTCGCCCTTCGGCGTAAAAATGTTGATGGCCATGACACCCCGAACGCTGTTATCACTGCCGGTGGTGCCGCCTTGCGTCAGGTACGAATTAACGCCGAACGACACTAGGCATTGCAGCCACGTCGAATTAGGCGTTGGCACATAAGGCGTATTGTGAAACGCAACGTGATACGCCGGCATGGCGTCAAACTCCGTTTTCATCCGGCCTTCAATCGTGTACCGGAGAGTATTTAGGTCGATTGCTGCCATCAGCTCTCTCTAGAGATTTTGCGCCAGTTGGAATCTACATACGCTTGCATATCTTTGGCTATAGCATCCACCCAGCCTGCATCAGCTTGTGGACTGTGGCCCTGCGCCAACGGTTCGGCATAGGGCAGATTATTGTGAACGCTATAAACATTGCCAAGGCGTTCTTGGCCTGGGATGTAGTTGGTGCCTTTGGGTGGGGTAAGTGTGTTGCCATAGTCGCCCTCAGGTGCTGGCACTCCTGATGCGTCATTCTCACCGATCTGCCAACTTACTTTGAAGCGGCCAGTATCTACCGGGCTGCCTTCTTTTGCCCTTTTGTCAGTCTCCAAAACAGTAGTGCGCAACAGCAGCTCTACTCGATCCTGCAGGTAATCTCCGATCTGGCCGATCTTGATTTCCCTGGCCATATCAGCCCCTCAGGATCAGTTCGTAATAGATGTTGGAACCCTGCACCTGCTCGGTCTTCACTTCAATCACCTGATAAACGCTGCCGCCAATGGATACCTTATCCTCTGTGTTCGGCACGCTGGTTAAAGCGTTCTTGGCTACCAGCAGCTTTTTATCAGTGGCCTGCACAAGCTCATTCACCTCACGTTCGGTGATGTCTTGCAAAATGCCCTTAATCTCACTGTTGCTAGAAGATTTGACCATGGCACCCGTTTCCGGGTTATAGCTTCCGTAGCTAAAGAACTGAACCGTTACGGTCTGGCCGAAAGTGCTGATCACCTTGGCCGCGACTTTCTGTAGCGAGGAAGCAAGTGCCATCAGACCCGATACGCAATGCAGGCGCCGTTTTGCAGCGTGATGCTGGTGAACACGCCAACGATATGAAAGCCAGCCGGGATGCTTTCACCGTCAAGGCTATTGCCGGTGTAGTTCTCAGCTACCAGCGTGTCAATCGTGGTGTTCTCGTAAAAGTCGATGTGATTAAACCTGCCGGTATGCGCGGCAGTGTCGTTGATGATTTCGGCGCCGATCGTGTAATCGTGTGCACCGCCTTGCCCAAATCCCTTTGACATGATCAGAGCTTGTAAGCAACGACAGTGCCGCTAGTCAGCGTGATGCTGGTAAACACCCCGTACATCTCACCAGTGGCTTTCAGAGGGATAGCCGAAAGGGTGTTGCCGGTGTAATCCTCTGCCGACAGGCTGGCGATCACCGAATCTTCCAGTGCGCAGATCTTGCCGAACCGGCCTGTATGCGCTGCCGTGTCGTCAATAAACTCAGCGCCGGGGTAGGCGTAACCCATGATCAGCTCCGCTTAACGGCGATGTTGCCTGGTCCACTGATTCTAAGCCCAGTGAAATAACGCTCAACCATTGGCGGAATACGATCAGCGCCAGTAGCACCGTGGAAGTTGGG